TGATGAACGCCCCAGGTATTACAAACACCGCTACCGTAACCGCCCTTCTGCAGAAGGCTTACGACCGTGGCAACTCTTTTGTAATCATCGACCCAACCGCAGATACCTCGGTATCAACCATTGGAACCACCGTGGTTAACAGCTACCCAACTGGGTCAACCGCATCATACGGTGCCGTCTACTACCCACAACTTAAGATGGTTGACCCCACTAAGACCGGCGCTGGCGCAATCCGTGACACTCCTCCAGGTGGTGCTGTAGCAGGCTGCTACATCCGCTCCGAAATCGCTAGGACTGTTGCCAAGGCCCCCGCTGGGTACGCTATGGACGTTCGTAACGCTTTTGGTTTGAGCGCCCCGTTCACCACTACTGACGTATCAACCCTGTACGACACCTACAGCATCAACACCTTCAAGGCGGTGCCTGGTGGTGGCATTGTCATCAACGGCACCCGTACCCTTGATAAATCAACGCCAGGTAAGTACATCCCAATTCGTCGTTCTTTGAACTACATAAAGCAATCATTGAAGGACGTTACGGCCTACGCAGTATTTGAACCCAACAACGAAACCCTGTGGGCCAACGTAACAATGCGTTGCTCCAGCGTTCTTGCAGAATTCTGGCGAGCAGGTGGTCTGAAGGGTGGTAACGCCCAGCAAGCATATTACGTAATCTGTAACAGCTCAAACAACACCACTGAAACCATGGCACAAGGTCAGCTAGTCGTAGAAGTTGGCGTTGCTCTGCAGTACCCTGCAGAATTCATTGTAATCACCGTCAGTCAGTGGACTGGTGGCTCTAACGCAGTTTCCAGCCTCTAAGGAGAATAGAATGGCCCGTTCAGCAAAATCAGATCCTATTCGTAACTTTAAGTTCCGAGTAACTATAACTCCAGGGGGCAGTGCTTTAAACTCTCAGGCTTCTAAAATTACAAACCTTGGGTTTGCGGTAGTATCAGGTTTAAGTGTCACCAACGAAATGGCTGGTTACCGAGAAGGTGGCATGAACACCCACCCACATAAAATCCTAGGGCAGTCAGACTTCGCCCCTGTGAACTTCTCTCGTGGTGTGTTCTCCGAACAAGCCGACTTGTACAAGTGGCAGACATTCCTCCACGCATGGACCCAATCATCGTCAGCCACTGGCACTACTGGTAGTGCCAGCGGTGCTAACGATTATCGTGCAGACATCGCAGTAGCTGTATACGACCACCCTGTTTCATCCGGTTCTTACACTCAAGATCCGCTAACAGCGGACAATGGCTCCATTGGTGATGTCAAGTGGGGGTTCAAATTGTTTAACTGCTGGCCAGGGTCATACAGCCTGAGTGACCTTAGCGCAGGTGACAGTGGTATTATGATCCAACAATTGACTGTGCATCACGAAGGTTTTGCAATCGCCTGGAGCAACAGCGAGTACACCTCACTTCTAAGCCAGTCATAATATTTAAACTAATCGTTGCATATATGAGGAGAAACTATGAGTGATCAGCAAAATTTGGACAGCCTTCTTAAAGACGCCGCCCCTGAAGTAGATAACCCAATTTCAGGTATGGTGGCTCTGCAGCGTGGCCTTCTTGACCCAGTGTCAGGGGTTTGGCAAACAAACGCTGAAGTACGAGAACTAACTGGTGCTGATGAGGAGTACCTAGCTGGACTTGAATCAAAAGCATCAACCACGTACGCCGAGTACATGACGGCACTCCTGCGGCGAGCCGTACTAAGCGTAGGTTCTATTGACGTACAAGAAGCCCCAGATGCTATTGACCAACTTATCTTGGGGGACCGAGACATTCTGTTCATGGCTATCGTGCGGTGCACGTATGGCTATGAACGGGAGTTCAACGTAAAGTGCCCAACATGCGAAGAGAAAAGCGACGTAATCATCAATGTCGATGAGGATTTCCCAATCCAAACTACTGACATTGATATCCAGTCGCCAATAACCACTAAGCTGCGCAACGGTAAAGAAGTAAAGTTTCGTCTACCAAATGGTGCAGATAGTTCATACGTAGCAAAGCACGGGAACTCAACAGCGACGCAAAACACGCTAATGCTGTCAAGGTGTGTCATTCTAAACGCAGAAGACACAAAGGGTAAGTCACCTGAGGTTTGGGCCAAAAGTCTTAACCTCGCAGATCGTAACAAGCTCATCAAGGCCATCCTTGACATCAAGGTAGGCCCCAAGATGGGGGAGGTGAACGTCCAATGTGCGCATTGCGGTTCAAACATGCCGATCAATATCACATGGATGTCCCTTTTATTCGGTTAACCTAAAATATATCTACTGGGAATACGAACTGATCGCATCGGTATACAACGGATTTAACTTAGCTGATATACGGTCGATGGCCGTACGCCAACGGTTGTTTTGGTCCAATATGGCCCGTTGGAGAAAAACCTAAGGAGAACCTTGAATGGCCGGTGAAGAATCGTTAATGGGAAACTTAGGACAACACCTATCAACGATAGGTGTTGGTCTTAACGTTGACGTAAACCCAATTAACAAGCTTTCACAAGCATTTGGTGATCTCAATAAAAAGCTTAAAGATATAGAAAAGCAAATGAAGGCCGTTGAAAAACAGGCCAACAAAACCACTAAAGCTTTAAGCTCTGCTTCTACAGCACCTAACAATATCAACATGGCTACCGATAGCAGTATCGGTGACACCAAAGTAGTTGGGCGTCTAAACAAAACAGAAGCTGGAGGTAGCAACACCTTCAGCAAGATGCGCCAGATGTTTGACAGCGCTAAGAAGCTGGGCACCACAGAAGTAGAAGGCATGATAGTGCCTACTGCTAAGGCAATGGGAATAGCCGCTGGCGTATCTACTGCGGCAGCAGCGGTGAAGGCTGGCCTGACGGCCATTGACAACCGTGTAGACAGCGCCCGAGACTACGCTCTCTCCGCTGACCGTATGTCAGTGCTGTACCAGCAAATGACTGGTAAGACACAAAACCAAGTTGCTAACCAGTACCGTCAACCCCTAACAAACTACCGGTTAGGCGCTGGTGGTATAAACACTCTGTTAGGGCTACAAGCACGAACTGGTATTAACGCCGCCCAACAAGCAGGAAGCGTTGAAGCCCTTCGCACGTACAGCGGGTACTCACTTGGTGCCGGGGATGCTGCAAACGTCCTTGCCAACTTAGGTAGCGCTCCCGTAGCTAACCGCATGTTCCTGATGGCGGGCGGCGGTCTAGTCGGTGTGGGTGGCAAACAGAACTCAATGCAGTCTGTTATCCAAAACATCGTACGCACATCTGGGCTTACCGATGAGCGCCTTGCAAAAACAGCCATTCAACAAGGTTCTATTTCTCGTGCACGCCTTACAGAAATGGGCGTGTCAGGAGATCTTCAAGATCAGGTAATCCAATACGCCCAGCAAAACGTGCAGTTCAAGAAAAAGGGTGGCGTTGGAATGTATGACGCCTCCAAGAAAGCTGACAGAAAGCTGATGGGTATTGAAGACAACTTTGCTACCCAAGCGGAAGAAACTGACCGTGTACGTGGGCAGCGTGATGAGCAGTTCTACAAACGACAAGCTGACAACTACGCTGACTTGGAGAAACAGACTCAGAAACTAGTAAAGGTTTTTGGCGCTCTAGAAGACAAGCTTTCTGGAATCATCGGAGCACGAACAAGCAACCGCATCTCCTCAACCATTGGTGGTGGCATTGGTGCAGCACTCGGTGGATTTATTGGTAGTGCAATCCCAATCCCTGGAGTAGGTACTGCCATTGGGGCAGGACTCGGGTACATGGCTGGTACCGCTATCGGCGGTGCTCTGGGTGACCCCGACCTTCCAGTCAGCGAAGGGCCATCCAGCAGCGGACCAGCTAGCAGCGGACCAAGTGGTGCTGCAACGTCTGACGACAGTTTAGTTGTGCCTACGGATGGTGGTGACAAAAAGCTAAGTGACGTAAAGAACTCAGCATCTTTTAAAGGCATGAACCAAAAGATGCAGGAGAGGGTGCTCAACCTTATCCGTGCTAACCCCCGCATCGGGTTTGGTCAGGGTTTCCGATCACAAGAACAACAGAAGGCAATGTTCTTAGACCGCTACCGGCGCACAGATAAGCCAACAAAAACCAAGTGGGATGGCTCATACTGGGAGCATGTCAAAGGCCCAGCAGCAATGCCCCCAGGGTACTCCATGCACGGGTTGGGCCTTGCCGCTGACCTTGTAATTCCCAAAAGCGAACTAAGTTGGGTGAAGGAAAACGCTAGCAAGTTTGGCCTAAAAGAGTTCAGTGGTGGCACCATTAATGAACCATGGCACGTGCAACCAGCCGAACTTCCTGACGGCGCAGAAGAGTACTTGAAAAACGGCGCAGCATGGGGAACCTCTGATGGTGGCCCCACCCCCAGTAGCGGCGCACCCACCCCCAGTATGCCTAGTGACTTCTCAACCGACGCTGTAAGCGAAGACGGCGGAAAATCGTCTAGTGCCAGCTCAAGCACGCGGGGATCTGTAACTTCACTTACTCACCGCACCATCGCAGAAGCCCTAGCAGATAAGGCATTGGGGAGTGGGGGCGGCGGTGGAGGCGGTGGTAGTTCCATTCTTTCGTCTACGTCTAGTGTTAGCCCAGCATCTCCAACTTCTGCCACATCAATAGGTAACACTAATGTTACGGTAAGCACAGACAGCAACTCAGAAAAGGGTGCGCTATCAGTGGACCAAGTTGCTGCTGCCTTTGCAAAGGCCGGTTTTAGAGGTGAGGATCTTGTAAAGATGATCGCCATTTCAGGGCGTGAATCCCGGTGGGTGCCTACTGCGTTGCGCACCGATAACAAGGGTCAGAACGTAACCGGTGACTTTGGTCTACTACAAATCAACTACTCAAACTTCAAGCTGCTCCAGCAAAAGATGGGCATCAAAGCGATGACCGATCTTTTCGATCCTAATCTAAACGCCCAAGCAGCAAAGATTCTATTTGACGCAGGGCACGGAAGCTACACACCGTGGAAGGCGTCGAAGGATAAAGGTTGGGACGCTAACGGTAGTGAACTGTATGGAACGGATAACTACTTAAGCGCCGCCAAGGTAGCTGCCAAAAAGTACGATAAGGGTGACCCCCCTATCCCTACTGCTAGTGCACCTGCGTCTAATAACTATAGTAATGGCTCAAGTGGTGGTGCCGCGATTACTATGCAGAGTGGGCACACCTTTAATATAACCGTACCGGTAACGGTAACTAATGGTTCCACCATAGATTTACAATCTATTGGTAGCAAGCTAGCTAGAATAGTTCAACGAGAACTAGCGATAACTGATTTGAGGAGCACCTGATGGGATATAGAGATGACGCTTTCTTTAACTTAACGTCACCCGATATTGGTGAACCTTCGTATGACACAACTAATAGTGCGCCTTACGAATTCCCTGATAAAAGAATCCGCTTCATGGAAGCGCAAGCAGCGCTTCGTGGTGATGCTAAACAAAAGTACGCAATAAAGCGAGGCTATATCAGGGGGTTGCCACAACCAGGCATCGCAGGTTCTTCATCGTTTACTTCATTAAAATGCCAGTTTCAGTTCAACCCTCAAACAATTGAGCAAAGCGTGCAGATGTCTAATGACGTGTTGCTGCCAATGCTTTCTGACCCGGCGCAATTTAGTCAACCTTTAGGTAAATCAACAAACTTTAATTTTGACCTAATCTTTGATAGGAGCTTTGAGGTATCCCGTGGCCCTACAGTTCCTGTAAGTGAGCATGGTCAGATATATGATAACAGTAATGCAAACATTCTAAACGGTGTTGATTATCTAAAAGATGTATCACAAATAGGTGTACACGCTGACTTGCAACTATTGTATGCAATCATCGGTCAAGGTTTTTCTAAAGAGCTTATAGATTTCCAAACCGCCAGATTGTCTGAGGCATTCAAACGTGAAACCGCAGCGAACCTTCCAGACGCCAACTCAAAAGCAGGGCAGCTTCTAGCAAACAATGGGTCTGGCATTGGGGCAGCAGCGCAGAGCGCTGTTAGCGCCAACTACGGTAACTCCGCTTTTATTCTCCCTGCTCCTGTGCGCGTACTGTTTTCAACGCTTTTCATGGTTGACGGGTTTGTAACCGGCACCACCGTGCAGTTTCTAAAGTTCAGTACAAACATGGTGCCCGTGCAAGCACGAGTAACCATCAGTATGGAAGCTATGTACATTGGCTTCGCCAAGAAACAAACATTCTTGACTAACCAACTAGAACAGTCAGCTATAGCTGCCGCTAACATAGCTGCTCAACAAGAATCCCAGCAACAATCGCTAGTTAAAAATTTAAAGCAAACCCTAGGGTTACTTTATTTTGGTTGGAGTTATACAGACGACACCCCATCTAAAGCTCTAAGGCTTGGAGCACAACTACCGTTTGGCTATGACGCAAACGGTAACCCTTACGCAATTGATATTTGGCATACGGCTTCACCACAACTGACGTTTGGTAAAAGCTTCTCCGAAATGGGCACATCAACGGATGCCTCTGATGATGGCTTATATGTTCCAGCTTACGTATTAGTATACAACGATAGTATACAAAAGGTAACATTGAATACTAGTAACCTCCCTGAAAGAACAATACAAATAGGTTTTAGTTCGTTAATAAACAATGGCATAAGGGGAAATCGTACCCAAATTAAAAGTGGTATTAAATTTTGGGGATCTAAAGAGGCTAAGACAACAGTTCAGACTTTATTAACTGGTGACACACCAGTGTCTTTAAACTTAAGTTGGTCATTTTATATCTACGGCCCTTACCCAAGCGAATCTTTAGCAAGTGCAGATGCAAAAAACAAAAGTTTAACATCAGCGTATTCAAATCCATTAGGATCGTACTCTGGAACTATGAATTCTAATGATTCTAATTTCTTTTGGAATCAAGTTATAAACGCAAGTAACAAATCTTCAAGAGCTGTTGTACCGAGTAACTCTGCCAGTGACTACGGTAGTTACAAAAATGATAAATGGTATGTTTGGCAATTTAAAGTATCAGGAAGCGCATCACAAGGTGATTTAACCGTAACTCAAAGTGAAATCTCTACATGGGGTTACGTGTCAGCTATTAATAAACCTATGGGTGCTGTATATCTAGATTGGGGCACTCCTGCACTCATACCAAATGGGAGATTCTGAGAATGACTACGTACCCAAGCACGGCAAGATATGAGCTATCAAGTGGTGGAAGGTACGCCGCTAGGAAAAGCAAGTCTATAGTTACATACTCTCAGTATGTAACTCGTGACGGTGACAGCTTTGAGCGCATCGCTGCAAAGCTGTTCAATGACGGCACAAGGTACTGGGAAATAGCAGACATCAACCCTCAAGTAGCGTTTCCCGAAGCAATACCTACAGGAACGGTAATACGTATTCCACTATGATTGCTCAAAGCGCACACCCGCTATCTCCTAAAGTTTCAATATTGTTCAACGGGGTAGAAGTGAACTACACTTCTATAGTTTCGCTTACCCTGGAACTAGATGAAAACAAGCATGATGTGTGCTCAATTACCATGGCCGGTATTAACCCTCGGGCCATTACCGATTACATTGACGCAGCCGTATACGTAAGTATCTCATCAGGCGAATACCGAACCCAAGAGTTCTGTGGATACGTGATGTATGTAGAACCAACATCAGACACAAGCTCTGGGCTTGTTAATGACAGCCCGTTTCAAACAACTAACATTGTTTGCTTTGGCGCATCCCTTGTTATGCGTGGCGCAAAAACTAAACTGTGGAACAACACATCTATAAGCGTGCTCGCCCAGTCACTTGCAGATGCCTATTCGTTTAGCTTGGCTACACCTTCTGACACCTTTGCATACCCACGCTTGGTTCAACAAAGCGAATCAGATTGGGAGTTCTTAACCCGCGTTGCAACCACCTATGGTTACCGTGTAACGGTGCACGGTACCAATATGCACATATGGGACCAAAACAAAGCGTTAGGCCGTCTACCCTCGTACACAGTGTTAACCACTATGAGAAAGCAACTGGACGCCCAACCTGGAATGATTCTCAGATTTGAAGGGTCATTTGGCTATGTAACACCAGATGGGGCATCCACCTCTTATAAAACTGTGGCACTAGACAGCACAGGCAAAATGACTACTGTAAAGAGCGAAGACCTTCCACGGGCGTCAATATCAGGGAAGCTCAGTGCATCTAAATACACATCAAACATCTACGCCCCTTCACAAACAGTTGAGGAAGCAAAGCACTTCATAGAGGTTCAAAACAAGAGTGGGTTTCCATTTAACGCTGAAGTTGACATCACCGCAGGTGCGGGCATAGTACCTGGTGGTATTGTTAAAATTGACGAATACAACTCTAACTTCGATGGTATCTGGTACGTGAGGTCAGTAGCCCATAACGTAGGTGGCACCCACTACAGCACGCATCTTTCGATATCCCGAGACTTTGTATTAACCAAAGACTTCCAAATACCTTCAGTGCAAAAGATGGTTACGCCCCCACCACCAAAGTTTGTAAGCGGCACATGGATGTCCTCGTCACCAAAGGTAACCAAGTATGTATGACGGCATGACCTTATACAGAGCGGTAGTAGTATCATCAAGCTCTACCACTGGCGACATCAACGTTGTTATCCCAGCAGCCCTTGGTGACACGGTGACCTTACCGGTTAGCCGCATCGGTAGATCTGCTGTTACCACTGGGGTTTGGAACGTGCCCCAACCCCAAGACCAGGTGCTCGTCGCCATTGAAGATGAACGGTTCTCTAACATATTCCTAGTGCCCGTGTCTGAATCAGGGCAACTAAAAGGGTTATCCGTAAGCGGTAACCTAACTGTTTCTGGATCAGTAACAGCTAGCACACTGATAGGTAACGGAGCGAGCCTTACCAACGTGAACCACTCTACGTTGGTAAACCTGACTAACGATGACCATACCCAGTACTACAACCAAACCCGTGGTGATGCCAGGTACCTGCAACTATCTGGTGGCACCCTCACTGGTTCGCTGTCTGGTACGGGCGCTTCATTCACTGGTTCGCTGTCTGGTACGGGCGCTTCATTCACTGGTTCGCTGTCTGGTACGGGCGCTTCATTCACTGGCACAATAACCGCCGCAACTTTCTCTGGAGCGCATTCTGGTGATGGTTCTGCATTAACTAGTTTGAATGCCAGCAACCTGTCTTCTGGC